AGCTTTGAATAATTTCGATTTTACGTCTGAGACGTTTGCCATTTTTTATTCTCCTTAGTCGTGAGCTCCCGAAGGAGCTCACATTATTTTTTTACTACAGTTCAGTAGCTGCTGTTCGTTCTTTGCCTGCAACTAAATAGTCAATAGACATAGTTTTTGCTACAGCTTCACCGTTTTGTATAGTGAAAGATAAAGCAATTTCCTCATCGTCAGGTGCATTTGTATTAACACTAGTACCTACAAGATTATTATCTTTGTAAATATAGAATTTACGATCCTTTGTAGAATAATAATATCCAAGAGTAGTCCACGTGTCATCAGCCATTGTACCTGCTGAAGTAGTTGTTGCCGAACTATCTTTGTTCACTACCAAGCTTACAGTAGTTGAACCATCTGATTTCAGAAAGTAAATACCGTCTGTAATCGCAGCCACGGGAGTTGTATCCGTAATATGAAGTCCTACTATCATGTCTGTTTGTGTAGCATCGCTTACTTTAACTCTGCATTTAAAGAAAAAATCTTTAGATGCATCGAATAGATACGATTCGTACACGGCTCCTGATCCACCAGCCCATTGTAAAGAATCAAAGTCATCATCTCCAGCTGCATTGGTAATAAGAATAACTCCTCCATCTGCACTTGTTAGTGCTTCAGTAGCAGATCCTGTACCAGCTTCAGTTGTAGTAATAACCCAATCCCCTGCAGCATACTCATCAAAATCAAGAGTTTGAGTATGAAACTTAATTGGATCAGGTAGCTTTAATTTGGCCCCCGAACCATTAGCAGTCACATTTGTGACTCCTGATGTAAAGTGTGTTGTCATAATATCAGCGCCTCCTAGCGCCAGCCATTTTTACTAAGCAAAAAATGACCAATTTATGAATATAAAAACTTAGTAAGTTTTTTATAACTTACTTTTACGCACAGCGCAAGGTATCCCGTCAACAATGTTTGATTTTGGTGATAGCGCTTAAGTGGCTATCGAAACTTGGTCCTGGGCTTCGTTTATTTTAGTTTGAAGGGTATCTTCTTCAAATTCTTTGGCAATGATTTCTTTAATAACATCCTGAATTTTTTTATTAATTTCAATCATCCTGATATTATGCTTGCCCGCTTTCAGGTGCTCGTGTTGCCATTCTAACTCCAAGGACTTCTTCGTAATGTAAAGGTCTTGAGTCATTTATAACCTCCTCATAGGTTATCCATTTACCAGTCTTACTGGTAAATCCATCTTTTTCGAACTTTACCTCATTTTTTCCCAGTTTGTCAAGGATAGAATTCTCGATACTTTGAGGAGTATCTTCACCGGTAACTGTAAAATCAGCATAATAACCACAGTATCGGATTTGAATTCGGAAGTTTTTCATAGGTAATTTCTCTCTTTATAGTCAAAATGGGGCGACTTTGAGGCCGCCCCATTAATTTTCTTTAAGTATTACGCACCTTCAACACCGAAGATACCTCTAGGATCAGATACACCAAAAACGTATCTTGCTCTAGCTTTGTATCTAACGTTGCCAGTGTCAAAGTCCCCTTCCATCTTAGTAGTAAGAGGAGCTCTGTCAAAGTGTTTCATACCGTTAGGTACATCTGTAGTAATGTACCAAGAATCAGTATCTGTAAGGTAGTTATTCACTCTATAACCTTGAGGAATCATACCCATAGATTTGATTGCATTGATATCATTATCAGCAGTTCCAACTCTACCTTGAGATTTCATCAATCTCTCAGCAGTGAACTGACCAGCAGATGGGACAATCATCTTCACACCTTTTGCAGCAATCTTTAAACCTCTTTCATCAGTCATTGCAGCGATATCAATTAACGCTTGCTCTAACGATGTTTCGTTTAAGTCTGCTTGCGTAGTCAGGGTATTTGAAAATACTCCTGCTATTGTTGGGTGTGCAGTACTAAATAGTGAAACTGAATCTCCTGAATCATAGTTATCCGTTGTCGGTAACCCTTGAATCAGAGGAAATACTGCTTTTACTTGTTTAGTATTTGCCATCGATCTTGCTAGTGCTTTTGTGTAACGAGAAGAAAGTTTGTCGTATAGGTTATCTTCAATAGCTTCCTCAGTGATTGCAAAAGCGAGAGCAATTGTCTCGTTAGTGTATCTTGCTGTGAAAGTTTCTTGCGCTTGGTCAAAAGCAACTCCAGATCCTTCTGGTTTTACTAATGCGTTAGCGAAACCTGACAACATAACTTCTTCTTCAAAAGCTCTGTCAGATGACTCAGTCGTATAGATCTCCGCCGACTGATTTTCGTATTGTTTGTACTCCAGGCCAAATAAAGCATTTAAACCTGGCTCTAGTTCTTTGACTAGTTGATTACGTGATATTGCCATGATTTATCCTCCTTATATTCCAACTGCGTTGGGCGCTAGAATGTGACTACAGATCATTACTCTCCATACACATCCGTCTACGGATGTGTCTTGATTCTCTGTGTCTCTAGATATTCCCAGTAACTTCACCTGATTTACGATAGCGCCTGTGACAGTGCCGAATGTGAAACCCGAAATATAATTCGGTGCTCCAGAGCCAGCATTATCTACGATTGGTGCAGTTCCTCCTGCATCAGCTTGTGTAGTGCTCGTTAGGTTAGTACGCATTTCAAACATGGTATACGGATTGTCATTGACAAGAGCAATCATGTCTGTTGCGGCGTTACTAGGTGCCCAGTTGGACCATGTTGGCTTATTTGTAGTGGGATCAGTATAAAACGTTCCGTTTATTGAACCTAGTGCATTAATAACTCCTGCTCCTGCAGTACCTACTACTACGTACCCTGAAGCTGCTAATAATACTAAGTCATGATGGTCGATTGCTGTGCTTGACGCAGCTATCTTCCATTCACCTAAACCGGCGTTATGATCACCCTGGTGTACGTTTCTTAAAGGTCTCAAACCGAAACCCGTCGTACTTTGGTTAGCCATAGTTTTCTCCAATTGCAGACTACTACTTGTAGTCTACGGTTTATATAAATTTCGTTGGTTGAATTGTTAAAAAATTAACGTTTCCTACCACCGAAGGTTGTACGAGACTGTCGATCGATGTCGATCGGCATACTCTTATGCTGCTCCTTCATTAAATCGTTGTCTACTGCGTCCATCTGATCCTGCCCTAATTTGGCAAAATAATCAGATCTTTGCTTCGCGATCTCTTCAGGTACCCTTGTCAGCACAAGGCCTCCGTGCCCGATCACCCCGGCATACTTGCCATCTGGTATTGCTGGATATTCATCTTCTGGATATTGGTCGGCTCTTACTAATTCATAACCAGATCTTAATCTGCCTTGAATATTCTTAGTGTCGACGTATCCTAGGATTTCTACCCTGACCCATCTGTGTCTGAATCCAGCTGGCGCGTTGGGTGTATCTAAGTACGATGGTGGAGTCCAAACTTTTTTACGTAAAGTTTTAGCTCTTGTTTGGCTCGCACGGGAAGTCTTTTTATCTTCGTTTTTCATATGCTATTCTCCCTCCGTGAGTCTTAGTTGTCTTGCATACTCTTCTAGTGGCACACGCAATTTTTTAGCGATTGCTACTTGTGAAGGTGTGAGTTTCACGCTTTTGCGACTAATCTTTGAACTACGCGTTGCAGAAGCAACGTTTTGTGTAGGTTTACTAATCGTCTTTTCTCTAGTATTACCAAATTTTTGGGGGAATTCAAGTCTTATTCTCTTATCAATCTCTTGATAATAAGAATCTGATTTTGGATCATACCCTTCTTCTTCAGTAAGCTTTCTATGTAGATCAAAAGCCGTGTAGGTCATGGCATTATCTTTACCAAACCATTCATTTTTTTCCGCCCAGTCCTCTGCTTTAGGATCAGGTGGAAGTGTTTGTTGAACAGGCATTTGTGCTGCAGGACCTTGTTTTCTTGTGGTCTCTCTAGCAGTCTCTTCCATTTTTTGTCTGCTTTTGATTTCTGCAAGTTTACCTTGTTCATATCCTAATTGTGAGATGGCCGTTAAAGCTTCAACCTCCGCTTTTTTATCATCGGCTTCTCTAGAAGCACCAAGTTTAGCTTGAGCTGCTGCTAAAGATGATTTTATTCTGTTTTCCATTTCAACAGCATAATCTCTGTCTAAAGTAGTAGCAGTATGAGTTAATGCATCTCGTTCTCTCATTACACGTTTAGCATAAGTGACAGCTTCTTCTTTTTGTCTCTCTGCTTCACGCATTTTTCTGGTAAGTTTAGCGATACGTTTTTGAACGCCTTCGCTATACTCTTCCATCTCTTTCTTTTGTTCTGTCTTTGGTTCTTCTTTTACTTCTTCCTTCTTATCTTGTTCTTTGTCGTCCTTGCTATCTCGAACATCCACTGGCTCATCCAATTTCTCAGGTGTGTCAGCGGGCTTATCACTGTCTTGAGTAGTTTCATCTTTGATTTCTCCTCCCTCAGCTTTTTTGTCTAAATCAATTTCGGTTGCTTTTTCATTAGCATCACCGACATCAATTAGATTTTCTGTTTTTTCTTCCTTCTCTGGCATAGTTCCTCCTATGTTTATAAGTCGTGGAATATATCTTCAGGGTTTTCCACGGTCGCTAGAACTTCATCATCATTCAAAAGTCTAACTTCACCCCCATCTATTTTAATTCTAGATCCTGCATAACGTGCAAAAACCACCCAACTTCCTTCTTTACACCAAGGTCCTTTGGGATATCTTTCTTTGTCTTTGTACGCATCAGGTCCAACTTTTAATACAAGACCACAAGTCGATGCCACTTGGGATCGTTCTACAACATCATCAGTTATAAGAATTCCTCCTTTAGTTTTATCTTTCATTTTAAAAGGTAAAACTAAAAGTCTCCAACCGGTCGGTATAGGTAGCTTAGCTGTGTCGGATGTTATTTCTTTTTTAGGTTTTTCAGGTTCTTGGTCGTATTTTTCCTTAAGGGCCGCCTTATACTTTGGGACCTCCTTTTGGTTTGATACTGATAACTGTTCCGTCATCTTTTCGCTCCTTTTTTTCAAGCAGGCTGGATATTTCCTGACTCATATACTGATATGTTCGTAACTGTCCTAACATATATTGGTATTTCTCCATATTGTCAACACCCCCTGAAACCATGGCTGCAACAACATCATCATGTCTCATTTTGATGATTCTTCTAACCTTATCTACAAATACTAATTCGTCCATTATTTTTTTCTCCTTTTTGTTTTTTTCTTTTTCTTTCCTACAGGTTTACTACCATAAGCTTTGGTCCATTCTCTAGCGATCTTTGGCTCGTTCTTCCATAAATACCGTCTTTGTTTTTCTGACTTAAAGGGCATTATAAAGTCGCTTTAGGAATTTCATAATCTTTTAATACTTGTAATTTTTCTTCGGCAGATGCAATTTTATGTAATTGACAATCTAACTCTTTTTGATGATTAAGATGTTCACTTACACCTACAGAATTTTCTAAAAGTAATTTAATAACAGCATCTCCTGCTGCGATATCTGCTTCATACTGTTTTTGTAACGCGTCTATTAAGACTGCTCTCATTAAGACGCTTTTCTTTCTCTTCCCATTTTTTTAAATGTCTTAGCCAGGTTATATCTTTTAGATCCTGGAGGACATGTTGGACCTCCAAATTTTTTACCTGTGCAAGGTTTATCTTTCCTCATTCCTTTTACAGCTTTTTGAATCCATCTGCCTTCTTTCGCAGCTACTCTTCCACCAGAAGCGTAACGTCTCACTTTAGTTTTCATTGGAAACGCTGCTGTAGAATCAAAATATTGTGGCATTATTTTTTGACTCTTTTACCGTGTTTATAACCTCGGTTAAGTTCTCCATGGACTCTGGATATTTCGGCTCTTCTATTTGCATTTGAAGGTTTAGCTTCAACACGACCTAATTCTTCTAAAAGGTTTGTACGTCCACCACCAAATTTTCTAGTTCGGCCACCTTTTTTAAGAGCTTGACCCATTCCTCTTTTTGCAATTCCACCACCACGCATTAGTGCACGGCCCACAATGTCGGGGCTGTCACTTCTTAATTGAGATCTCCATCCAGCCATAATATTACCTATTTATTTTTCCTCTTTTACGTTTGCCCCATTTTCCATAGGACTCGTCACGTCTGTCTTTGAAAGATTGTTTTTTAGAAGATTCTTTTCCACGTCTTGCACTAATAGATTCGTCTTCTCGTGCTTTGTAGCCTTGTTTTTTAGCTTTACCACCTTTCTTCATTCCTGAAGAATAAGGGAATCTTACGTTACTGCGTACACCGTTTTGTCTCATAATGTTTCCTTTTTATTATAGTTAAACAATAATGGCAACCTATTTTTTCTTAGGTCCTCCATTTCTGAACACCTGTGTACCCTTTATTCCAAAAATGCTCGCTACGACGGTAATCCACAAAGTTTGGAACCATATCGGCAGTGAGCCAAAATGATGAAAGAAAAGCTCCACCTTCTGCATCATTACCGGATCGTCACTGAAGAC